AGCGCAAGTCCACCTGCACGATCATTAACAACGCCTGCGCATTGATAGCTTGGGCGAGGATGCAAAGCCAACGACAATGCCCACTCCCCGCGAAACTATCCTTTCCGCGCTGCACGAGCTGCTCTCGGCGTTGCCCGCCACTATCCTTCGCGGCGACGTTTTGCCCGAGCGCGTCCCCGCCGCTGGCCTCCTGATCCTGCGGGATGGCGAACCGGGTGACCCCGAGGTCACGCTGTCGCCCCTGTGCTACCACTACCAGCACCGGGCCGAGATCGAGGCGGTTGTGCAGGGCGCTGCGCGTGACACCGTCTTCGGCACACTTTGCGCCAGCATCGGCGTGGCGATTGCCGCCGACCGCACACTCGGCGGCCTTTGCGACTGGGTCGAGGCGGAAGCGCCGCGTCCGGTCGATCTGGCCGTCGAGGGTGCTGCCAGCCTGAAGGCTGCGGTGATCGCGGTCATCCTGCATTATTCCACGGCCGATCCGCTGGCCTGACCCCCACACGATAGGAGAACACGATGGCACGAGCTCATGGAGCGCGGGCGCAGATGGCGCTTGCGTTCGAAACCGTCTATGGCACTGCGCCCGCTACGGGCTTTCGCACGGTGCCCTTTGCCAGCACCACGCTCGGGTCCGAGCAGCCGCTGATCGCCTCGGAACTCTTGGGCCAGGGGCGCGACCCGCTGGCGCCGATCAAGGACGCGGTCACCGCCGATGGCGATGTCTTGGTGCCGATCGATGTCGAGAACCTCGGCCTCTGGCTGAAGGCCGCCTTCGGTCAGCCTGCCACCGCCGGCACCACGCCCAAGACCCACACCTTCCAGTCCGGCAATTGGACGCTGCCGAGCCTCGCCATCGAGGCGGCCATGCCCGAGGTGCCGCGCTATGCGATGTATACCGGCTGCGTTGTCGATCAGCTGTCTTGGCAGATGGCGCGGTCGGGCCTGCTGACCGCAACGGCGCGCCTGGTGGCGCAGGGGGAAAGCGTCGCAGCGGCCACGGCTGCTGGCACGACCACTTCGCTGGCGCTGCAGCGTTTCGGTCATTTCAACGGCGCGATCACCCGCAACGGCACAGCGCTCGGAAACGTCGTCTCGGCCGAGGTGACCTACTCCAACGGTCTCGACCGGATCGAGACCATCCGCTCGGACGGGCGGATCGAGGGGGCCGATCCCGGCATGGCCGCGCTGACTGGCCGGGTCGAGGTGCGCTTCGCCGACAGCACGCTGATCACGCAGGCCATCGACGGCAGCCCTTGCGAGTTGGTCTTCGCCTGGAGCCTTGGGGCGAACGCCAGCTTCACCTTCACCGCCCATGCGGTCTATCTGCCGCGCCCCCGGATCGAAATCCCGGGCCCGCAGGGCATCCAGGCCACCTTCGACTGGCAAGCGGCCAAGGCCGTCAGCCCCGCCCGCATGTGCACCGCCGTCCTCATCAACACCGTAGTGGGATACTGAACCATGATCAGACTGAACCTGACCGCCACACCTGCGTGGCTGACCCTTGCCCCTGGCCTCCGTCTGCACGTTGCACCGCTGACCACCGCCTTGATGGTCTCAGCCCGCGCCGATCCGGCCATCGAAGCTCTGCCGGATACAGCCACCCAAGAGGAACTGGCGCTGACCATGGCCAAGGCCGTCGCCCGGCGTGCGGTGCTTGATTGGGAGGGCGTCGGCGATAACGCGGGCGAGGTCGTGCCGGTCACACCCGAAGGCATCGATGCCCTTCTGGAAATCTGGCCGGTCTTCGAAGCCTTCCAGACCCAATACGTCGCCAAGGGCCTGATCCTGGACGCGGAAAAAAACGTCTCCGCGCCCTTGCCGAGTGGTCCTTCGGCGGGGGCGATCGCTACTGCGCGGCCTGTGAAGGGCGCTGCCCGGACTGCCCAGCAAGACTGAACCGGCCGCAGACGGAACAGGGCTGGCAGGTCTGGGACCTGGTCGGCCGCCTTGGTGGCCAGTTGCGGGTGATCCCCGGTGCGGTGCTCGGCTGGGACATGGGCGCGGCACTGGCAATGGCCAATGCGCTCGGGATCGACGCCCTCATCGCCGCCGAACTTCTACCCGAGATCGAGGCGGTGATGGTGCGCAAGCTCAACGAACAGATCGCCTCAGACGAGGGAGGCGGGTTCAGGTCTTGATCTTTTCGATCAGGGTCACACCGGGCAAGTCTTTGAAATGCGTGTCGCATGTCAGTAGCGTCGCACCACGTGCACGGGCGGTTGCCCAGACGATGGCGTCTGCCGTTGCCAGCTTGTGGGCCCGGCAGGCCTCGGCTGCCGCAAGCGCGATTTCGGTGTCGAGAAGCACGACCTGACAGACCTGTGTGAAGGCGATCACCTGATCGGCTTTGTCCTCGCCCACTTCGCGCGCCAGCCACTTTGCCAGTTCCAGCTGGACCATCGTCGGCACCAGCCAGTCGGCCTGTTCGGGCAGGTGTTCAGCCAGCTTATCCCCGGTCGGCGAACCGATCAGCCATTCGATCCAGGCCGAGGTATCGACGAGGATCATCGGACCCGGTCCGCGCGGTCACGGTAATCCGTGGCGGATGCCCCGTGGGCGAGACCTTTCAGCGCCTCCCGCCTCGGGACCGGCACCAGAAGAACGCCGGTGCCTTTGGGGATGAAGGCAAAGGTCAACCCGGCTTCCCAGTGTTGCGCCGCCCGGATCGCCTTGGGGATCGAGATTTGGAACTTCGAAGAGAGGGTCGCGGTCTCGGACATGATCATACGTCTCCTTGATCGATGCCGCCAACGTAAGACAAACACTGCCGCGTATCAAGGATCCTGACCCATGGCCGAAAAGCGTGTCTCTGTCCGGCTGGTCGCGGAAGGCGGCCGCCAGGTCCGGGCCGAGTTGGAAGGCATCGGCGAGGCTGGCGCACGGGGCTTTGGCCGTCTGTCCTCCGAGATGGAAGAGGCCAATGCCCAGCTCGGCAGCTTCGCCAGCAAGGCCGGGATCGCGCTGGCGGCAGTGACCGTCGCTGCTGCGGCGGCTGGCGTGGCGATGATCCGGTCGGGCTTTGAGCTCATCGGGGCGCAAGCCGATATGGCTGCCTCGCTGAAAACCACGGTGGAAAGCCTGCAGGTGCTGACATGGGCCGGCGAGTTGGCTGGTGTTTCCATGGGTGAGATCGAACAAGCCACTAAGAAGCTGACCACCCGGCTGTCGGAAGCTGCTACCGGGTCGGGCTCTGCGGTGGGCGCGCTGCAGCGGCTGAACCTGACTGCTACTGAGTTGCAGGCCTTGCCGCTCGACCAGCGTATCGTCGCCATTCAGGAGGCGCTGAACCGTCTCATCCCCGAGGCCGAGCGCGCCGCCGTGGCCTCCGATCTCTTCGGCGACAAGGCGGCACTGGCTTTCCTGCGCATCGACTCCGCCACCCTGCGGGAAGCGGCGCAAGACGTTCAGGACTTCGGAGTCGCAGTCAGCGCGGCCGACGCCGTCCAGATCGAACGCACGGGCGATGCCATCGCCAAGCTGAGCCTGATCTGGATCGGCCTGACCAACCGCCTGACTGCCGCCGTTGCTCCGGCATTGGAAACCGTGGCGAATGCGCTGGCTGACATGGCACGCAGCACCGGGCCGATTGGCGGTGCCATCAATGCTCTCTTCGACAATATTGGGCGGCTGACCACCTATGCCACGACCTTCGCCGCCCTGATGGCGGGTCGCTGGGTGGCAGGGCTGGCTGCGGCGGCGCTGTCCGTGCGCAGCCTTGCCACGGCATTGGTCTTCCTGCGCGGGGCGCTGATCCGCACAGGCATCGGCGCATTGATCGTGGGCGCGGGGGAACTGGTCTATCAGTTTTCGCAACTCGTCACCCGGGTTGGCGGGGTGGGTGAGGCGTTCCGGCTGCTGGGCGATCTGGCATCGGAGGTCTGGTCGCGCATCGGCCTGTCGCTCGACGCCGCATTCGCCAACATGGCTGCGGGTTGGGAAGGCCTGAAGGCGGCCGGGCTTTTGGCTCTCGAAGGCACCATCGCGGGGGTCGTCAGTTTCGGTGACCGGACGGCAGCGATCTTCCAGGGAGCCTATGATGCGGCGGTCGCGATCTGGGGCAGCCTGCCCGGCGCCATTGGTGATTTCGCCTTCCAAGCCGCGAACGGGCTGATCTCAGGTGTCGAGGCGATGCTGAACGGCGTCGTCACGCGCATCAACAATTTCATCAACGGGCTGAATGCAGCACTCGATCTGCTGCCGGATTGGGCGGTGGGTGAAGGTGGCGTGCGGATCGGTACGCTGGATCCGGTGGAACTGGCGCGCATCGGCAACCCGTTCGAGGGTGCCGCAACCGCCGCCGGAGCGGCTGCGGCTGATGCCTTCTCGGCGGCCCTGTCGCGCACATACCTCGAGCCGCCCGACCTCGGGCTTGACACCATGGCCGACGATGCCCGCGCTCGCGCCGACGGCTATCGCGAGGCGGCGGGGATGCTGGCCGATGCCGCAGGTCGACCACTGGCTAGTTGGCAGGCGCTGCGCGACGCGGTGACGGGCACCGGGACGGAAGCCGAAGCCGCGCTGTCCGTTGCCGCCACTTCGGCAGATGCGCTTGGCACCGAGTTGGACGACACGACCGCCGCTGCCGGAGGTGCAGGTGCTGCCGCGCGCGATGCCGGGGCTGCCGCTGCCGAAGGGGCCGATCAGGCCGCGACCGGCTGGGGCGCAGTGACGGCCGCTCTCGCCGACTATGCCACCAAGGCGCGCAACATCGGTGGCGATATCGGCCAGGCGCTGGTCGGTGCTTTCACCTCGGCCGAGAACGCGGTGGGTGAGTTCGTCAAGACCGGCAAGCTCGACTTCCGCGACCTCGTTACATCCATGATCGCCGATCTGGCCAAACTGGCTGCGCGGCGCTTCATCCTCGGCCCCATTGCCAACGCGCTGTCGGGCGCACTTGGCGGTGCCGGTGGGCTCTTTGCAAATATCCTGCACGCGGGCGGCATTGTCGGATCGCCGGGCCCGGGCCGCATGGTTCCGGCGATGGCCTTTGCCGGGGCACCACGCATGCACGCCGGTGGCTGGGCAGGCATCAAACCTGACGAGGTTCCGGCGATCCTGCA